CCTAAAGGGAATGTGATGAAGGGTGGATTGAAGAAAGCACCTAAAAGACTTGCAACAAAGTTTCTTGGTAAAGCAGGTATGAAAGCAGTGAAGGGTGTTTTTGGCAAAATTCCTATCTTAGGTCCTATTGTTGTTGCCGTTGCTTCTTTACTTGCTGGAGAACCAATAGGTCAAGCATTATTTAAGGGTTTGGGTGCAGCAGTTGGTGGATTCCTTGGAACCTTTATTCCTATTCCTATCATCGGCACGATGTTGGGAGAAACACTAGGAACATTTGTTGGTGATCTACTCTATTCGCTCATACTTGGTGGTGGTCCAAAAGAAGCAGGAGAGAAATTATCTAAAGCAATCAAGACTGCCCTTGATGTTGGTGGACTAATTGTTGATTTCTTTAAGAATGGTGTTGGTAACTTCATCAATCAATTCTTTGAGAAAGATGCTGCTACAATTCCAGAGGGATTTGGTAGAAGAGCGGCTGCTACCAAGATAGTAGAATTCTTGAATATGAAAGAATACCTCACAAAACGAGGATATCTTAATGACAAAAATCAGATATATAAATTTCCAAATCTTCTGAACATAATTAATCCTATTACATATGTTCAAATGTTAGCGTCGTCATTCTTCCCTGACCTCTTTGGAAAAGTAACTCCACCAAAACTAAATCCAGGAGAGGTAAGTGATAAGAGTGATCCTAAAGCTTCTAACTTAACTGGAGGTGGAGGTCCATCTACTCCATCTGCTCCATCTAGACCAGCAAATGTTGAGGGAATGGAGGCAAGTAAGAAAGGGAAGATATATCTACACTGGTCTGCTGGTGGTGGAATGACAGCTCATCCAAGTAGATATCATACTACAGTTCTTGCTGATGGTAGTAAAGTTCAGGAGACTCCTTATAGTCAATTCAGAACACCTGGAGGACACACTGCATATAGAAACAGTCAAGGTGTTGGACTTGCAATTGCGGCGATGCAGGATTGGAATTGGTCTACAATTAAACCAGTACAACTTGACGCACTCACTACTGAAGCGGCAACAGTTGCAAAACAGATGGGATACACTAAAGGTATGGTTAACGTAAGAAATATTGCAACTCATGCTGAAGTTGGATCAATGAGAGACGGACAAAAGAATCCACCATATAGTGGTAATACAAAACATCGCCCGCCAGCACCTGATAATCATGGTCCTGCATGGCCAGGTTGGGGTGGTGATGGTGCAAGATCTGACTTTGTTGATATTAATCAAGCAGATTATAACGCTCAGAAGGGTATTGGAGGTGATAAACTTCGCTCTATGATTAAGGCCAAGATGAGAATGGGTGGACCTACAATGGGAAGAGGTCTCTATGAAATGGGCGAAGAGGGTAAAGAGTATGTCATCGATGCAGACTCAACCAGAGCACTGCAAGGAACTTTCCCTGGATTACTCAGAGCACTTAATAAGGCAAAAGGTGATGAAGCAATTGATGTGTTAAGATCATATGCAGATTACGAAATGGCAGAAGTCGTACCTGTCGTTATTACTAAACCTGTTCCAGTTCCATCTCAAACGGGTATGAGTAAGAAATCATTTAATAAACCCGTTATGGTTTCATCTGGTGTTAGTGGATCTTTCCAAGATACTCTTTACAAGGGTGGTTAAATAAAAACGTGAAGTAATCCATTGATATGCAGAATAGAGAAGTAAAAATAGTCAACATAGCAAGAATTGATTTGTTAGAAAGTAAAACAACAGCAAATCTAGATGAGTTAAAAGATATTCTAATCGCAAACTATGGTAACAGATTAACCGATATCATTGATGACTCGTGCTTTGAGGATTCAGTTTGTCCACCCAATCCAGTTTGTGACCAAATTATATCAGAGATGACATCTTCTTTTAAAGCAGCAACAGGTGAAGACATTGTGCTGGTAGATATGTGGGGGCACATACATGAGAAGAATATGAGCACTACATTACATAACCATAGAGAATCTTATGTTTCTGCTGTATGTTATGTCGAAGTTCCAGAGGGTGCTGGGTCTCTCATATTCAGACCAAGAATAAATCAGTACGATAATGCAGCATTCGCAACTAAATTTGATCCAAAGAAAGGTGTGTATTATATGTTCCCTGGTTACATAGACCACTTCGTAACTAGAAATCTGTCAGACAACTTGAGGATATCAGTTTCATTTAACTTCGATAAAAAAGTTGGTTAAATAGAAATACGAGGTAATACATATGGCACAAAAAGTCACTACTGCTCAAGCGACTCCTACACCAATAGAGAAAATAGATGTCTTCTCATCTAAAACTCCAGGGAAAACTGTATCTATTTTAAATGGTTTGGTTGAGTTAAGATATTATGAAAGTCTTTTACAAGATTCTGTTATGGCAACAGTCATGTTTAGTGATTCTGGTAACTCAGTTCCTGATGAAAAAACGGGTGATATAAAAAGTGCTGTTGAGGCTCTTCCAATTGTGGGATCAGAAAGAGTTGAGTTTAAGATGATGGATAATAATGAAAATAAAATTGAGTATACTTTCCGTATAAACAATGTTTCTCCCCTTTCAGATGACACTACAAAATCTATCGTTGCATTAAAATTAGTGTCAGAAGAGTTTGAGATTAATGAAGAAACTAGAATTAACAAGAGATTTGATGGAAAACCATCTGATGCTGTTAAGGAAATACTAACAAATTTTTTAAAGACTAAAAAAGATATAAGTGATATTGAGGATTCGACAGAGTGTGGATCAATTCCTGCACAGAAAAAACCATTCTATGCTTTAAATTGGTTGTCTCAAAGATGTGCTCCTGTAGATAAAACCCCAGGAACAACCGCAGGATTTTTCTTCTATGAAACTTCTGAGGGTTATCATTTTAAATCAATTGATGCTCTATTGGGGCAGGAAAAGAAGAAATCCATTATCTTTAATGAGACACCAGATAATAGAGGTCAAAATATTCCAGAGGGATACGACGTAAAAGCATTGACATACTCTAAAGATAATAGAGTAGATGTTCAGCAAAAATTGCAAGCAGGTTTTCAGGCAACTAGATTAATTACATTTAATCCATGGAACTGCCAGTATCAAGTGCTAAATCCAAAAGCAGTTGGAGAAGGTGGAACGGAAGAATCTCTCACAAAGGCCGGAAGAGAATTGCCTAAGATGAGTGATGAGATTAAATCTGGCGGTGACAAAAACATAAAATTTTCAAGAACAACTTATTGTATTCTAGACACTGGAACTTTGCCAGCAGGTAGCACAGAGCAGCAAATCGAAAAGTCAAAGGATGAAAACTTTAAGCCAGCATTAGTGAAAAATCAGGCAATCATGCGCTATAATCAATTGTATGCCTCTAAAGTTGAGGTCACAATAGCAGGAGATTTTTCTCTACATGCAGGAGATGCGGTTTATTTTGATGCACCCTCAACTCAAAAAGAAACAAAAAACGATGATGTTGACCGTCAAATTGGCGGACTATATATTATATCGTCATTATGTCATTTAGTTAATGCACAGGGAACTTATACTAAGTTAAACTTGGTAAGAGATTCTTTTGGCAGAACAGGGAAAGAACCGCAAACTGGCAAACCTGCCACGGAAACAAGTGTTCCAGGTACACAACCCTTATATCAAAGAACGGTATCAACTGCATCATACGATACAACAACTACTTTCTAAAGACAAACTATGGAAAAAGATATCGAAACACATATTGAAAAGGATAAGAAGATCCTTGAAGATCCAACCATTTCGCCACAGATGCGTCGGCATACTGCTGATGAACTAGAGCATCTGGAGCGTTATGCAAAAGAGCATGCAAAAGAAATCGCAGCAGGAGATCATCATGACCCCTCTGCATTTGAAATGTATTGTGATGAAAATCCAGAAGCAGATGAGTGTAGGATTTACGAAGACTGATGTCAGAAACAGGAGCACTATTTGATCCTGGTTTTCTAGGAAACTCTTTTCACTGGTGGATAGGTCAGGTATCTGATGATTCCGAGTGGAGAGATAACATCCTGCCGGGAAAATTTGAGGACGCAAATAGTATTCCTGGATGGGGTAGAAGGTATAAGGTTCGTATCATGGGTCTCCATGATAAGGAAGAAGAATCTATCCCATCAGATCAGTTGCCTTGGGCAACTGTCATGTATCCCATCACCGCTGGTGGTGGTCAAGGAGGGTCGCTTCAGACACCAAATATCCGACAGGGTAATTTTGTCTTTGGATTCTTTATGGATGGAGCCGATCAGCAGGTTCCTGTCATCATGGGTATTTTGGGCAACAATGCCCAAACTGCGATGGCGACTAAAATTGGCACCACTGAATCTAACTTTGCTGCTACAAGTGGATATGCTGAAGGAAAAAATCCTCCGACAGGGAGTGCTAAATCAACAGCCCCTGATGAGGGTTTAGTCACAAAAAAACCATCAAACTCTGAAACATCAAGAGCACTTGCACCACCACCCCCAGGAGTCAAACTTAATAAGTTTGGACTGAGACCAGATCAACCTCTTAGTGCAATCCCAGATGGTTTGCAAATTGCGAATGATGCAAGAGAGCAGGCAAGAAGTGAAGGTAAGTCTGTTCAGGAAGTAGAAGATGCCGCAATGCAAGCGGTAGCAGAGCATGTCAAGCGACTAAGAACACAACAAGAGTCACCATTAGCACCAAGTCAAGGTAATCCAACAAAGGAAAACCCTGATTCGATGCATCAACTCTCTGCTGCTGATGTAAAGCGTGAGAGTAAAATTAGAGAATGTAATGTTGTAATGAAACCTGATCCTGATCAATTTGTTCAGTCAGCAATATCAGCAATCCAAACAATCATTACAAAACTGACTGATAGATTAAATTCATATCTTGCAGCGATATCAAGTTACATTGACGCAGTGTCAAGTACAGGTGACAATGTACAAAAGTTGATTAGTGATGCTGCATGCGAGATTGCAAAATATATGAAGATAATCTTTGATAAGATTATGGAGTATGTTCTGAAGCAAATGAATAAAGCAATGACTAATGCAGTAGCAGCTTTGCCTATTCATATGCGAGCAATGTTTGCAGACTTAAAGGAGAAAATTGTTGAACTAATTTTATGTTTGTATGGTAAACTAACTCAAGAGATTTGTGGTCAAATTGAGGGTGTTCTATCTGATGCTCTAGATATGGATAACGCTGAGCGGAAGGCAAGAGATAACATTGGAAATACTTCAAATGATGATGAAGAGAATTTAAAAAGACGCCCGAGAGTTCCAACGTGTTATGCTGAGGAGGTAGTTGCAACAATCGTCGCCTCAAATAGAACAGAAATTGACGATGCTAACAATAACATTTTAAACAATGTGAATGAATTCATTAAGGATATGCAAAATGAACTTGCAGGTGTAAGTGGAGGCATATCTGACATTTTAAGTTCAGTTCCGGATATTGGCGGTAGTCTTGGTGGTGCTCTTAATTTCCCATCTCTTACACTTAATATATTTGGATGCGAATTAACACCCAATGCTGCAGCATCTGACAAGTATTGTATGGCAAACGGTGGATCTGCACAACCAGATACTGGTTTCCCAAGTATTCAATCGATTGAGAAATCTGTTGATAGTACAATCGATAAGGTTCTTCCTGCACCACCGGAACCTTTCGCAGTTCCTAGCGGTCCTTCCGTCATCAACCTCCTAGCAGGTAACTAAATATCTTTACGACAAATAATAGGCAGTTTATAAATCGGTATGTCGTTTAACATCTTCGGACCATCAGAAAAACCTGACATTAAAGTTGGATATATTTCAACTACAAGAGGTTACGTTGAAGGTGTCAGCAGATATGAAGCTAATAAGTATGCAAAATTAAACCCAGGAACTCAGTTTGTTCTTAAAAGAAGAGACAAAATTGAGTTTATGAATATCAATGGTGTCAATGCACTTGAACCAGATGATCTTCTTCCAAAAAATTCAGCTGCAGGAGAAGGATGTTCTGGCATTACCGGACTTGACATCTACGAGGATGATGATGATGGCAGCGGCGGCCGTGGCGGTGGCGGTGGCGGTGGAGGTCGTGATAGAAACCGTGGTGGTGGTCGTATAAAATCAGATTCCTTTGATGACAGAAAACCACAGGTAAGGTTCTCCGGTGGAGGAGGTATAGGTGCCAAGGGAAATCCTATATTTGGAAATGATGGTAGTCTTCTTGCCGTAGACTTGATCGAAGGTGGATGGGGATATGCATATGCACCAATCACAGAAGTTTTTGATGAGTATGGTATTGGTGCAGGAGCAGTGGTTCGATCTATTATGGTCGGTGATCCCAACTATCCAAAGTGTAAGTTTGTTGAAACTGTCAAAACTTTTGAGAATGAAGAAGATTTTGAAGAGTATGATTTATCCAGAGCACCGGATGAAACATTTTTTGGTAAGAAATATGATTTAAATGGCAGAGAAGTTGGTGTATGGGATCCAAATGCATATGCAAATCTCAGGAGAAGTCCTGTAGCGATTGAGCAAAGAAGATATCAAAACTTTTTAGAGTCTTTGAGACGTGGTACAAGAATAAGTCTTCAGAGCAACATCATTCGTAATTGGTGGACAACACGAAGAGACAAACCGCTAAGAATTACCGCTCTCAATAAAAAGTCTAGAACCATTCATAAGGTGACTCATCCAGCATGGAGTGAGTTTATGAATAAACATGCTGTTTCTCCAGTGCCACCATCTAATGTTCCTGGTAGTGATTTTGCCGGTATAGAGCACACCCTGGAGTGGGAAGAAAACTTTCCATATGATGGAGATTATAATTTTAGGTATGCTGCAGATAATGTTGCCGATATCTATCTTGATAATGAGTTAGTTGGTAGAACAAGAAGGTTTAAAGATTCTCCAGACAAGATAACAAAATTTGTTCCTGAGGGAGTGCATAGAATCAGAGTTGACTTGGAAAATATTCCTATCCTCAAGACAGTAACTAAGCAAAGAGATGAGAAAAGGTTTATTGAAACTGAATTTGAAGTTTATGGACAAGGAAGTCAGAGACACCGTGCGATAAAGTTTACCTTTACTTCTGACGGTGGTGAGCATTCTTTTGTTTTAAATAATACTCAGAAAAATAGTAAATCATATAAAAAAAATATAAAAGTTCTTAGAAATACAAATTATAAAGTTGTTGCCGTTGCTGATGGTGCTACAGAAGAACCACAGATTGGACAAAGAGAATTTAAACTTCAATATGCTCAAGTAGAACCTGGTGCAGGAAGAAGAGTTGTTGGTAGTAAAAAAATAGAGTTTGATGACAATATTCCCAATGGATTTGATTTAAATGCTACTTTTAAAATTGTTTCTAGTTCTCCTGGACTTGTAGCAAAGTTTAATGAGTCTGGAACAAAATTAATTGTAAAAGGAAATAGTTCAGGTGACGTTACTATTAAACTTAATTGGAATGATAACCCTGCGCGTTCCGGTGTTGCTGTAGGATCTATTACAATTGGAGACACTACTTGGCGTCAAAGTGGGGAAAAAGGTGAAGTAACAAAAACTATAAAGATCAATAAGATTGTAAATAAAAAATCAAACTCTGGTGTTCTTGAGCAAGGCACCATGCAATCTTTTGGTGTTAGAGAAAAAGAGAAAGGTAATAAACCAAGCAAGATTATTTTTGCAGATTATATTGGATCTGCTAATGATAATGATGATATGCAGGTTAGAGTTAACAGAGGAACCTTTACTGCCACAAATAAGAGAAGAATAACTGCGGTTGGACCACAAGGAAAGCAAACTAGAGGTACATTTGATTTAGATTTTAAAATAAATATCAAACCAGAACTTAGAGGATCAGCTTCTTCTAATGCTGGATTTGAGATGGAGGAGATTTTTAATACTAAGAAGTCCATCAACAATGCAGATAGAAAACTTTGGAGAATAAATCCTGAGGCAGGTAGGGATGCTGATTTCTTGTCTCGTTTCGGAGTTCTTCCATTTAATCCACAGTCAAATAAGGCAACGACAAATGATTTTGATGGAACTCATATTATCAGATGGGAGTATGTAGACTTCCCCATCTCTGGAAATTATAATTTTGAAATTATGGCTGATGATTCAGCAACGGTTTATATTGGCAATCGTGCTGGTGGCGGTAAAAAAGAAATTGGTAATGGTCTTCGTGATATTAATGCTGGTGGCGATGAGGTAATTATTAGAAAACTAGGATTTAGTAGTCCCGGAAAAAGCACAGGCAAGAGTTTTGAGACAAGATACTTTGATGCAGGAAAGTATAGAATTCGTGTAGCACTGAAGCAGATTAGAGGCAAACCTCTTGCTGGTGGTAATCCTATGGCATTTGCTATGAGAATAAGAACCACTGCTAAAGAGAAGACAGTTGTATCTGCAAAGTCTTGGAATGAAAATCCAATGGGAGTTGCAATATCAATCAATGCTCCCTTACCACCTGCACCACAGGAACCAATTCCTCCTCAGGAAGGAAGATGTCCTCGTAATCCTTATTGGACGACTAGATTCCCAGGATCTAATGAGAAATGGTATCCTGTAACTCACCCAGCATGGAGTGGATTTATGAATCGTTTTGCGATGTCACCTGTACTACCGCTGGGCACACCAGACTCTGATAATGGTGGACAAGTGTTTAGAACTTCATGGGTTATCGATGCTCCATATGATGGTTTCTATGGAATGAAAGGAACAGTCGATAATGGTGGAAGAATTCTTGTTGATGATAGAGTGGTACTGCAAGGTGGACTTGGTTACAGTGGAAATACTTTGGAAGGATTTAAATCAAGCACTCCTGAAACTGTTAAGTTCCCATTAGAAAAAGGAAAACATACAATCACAGCTGAGGTTATTAACCAACAGACCGAAACCCTTAAGACAGTCAGGAAAAAGGTTTTTGATACTAAAGATTGGTTGACTAAACCAAAAGCAGGAACAACCGGTAAAAGTCATAAGATTACTTATGTTGGACTGAGTAAAGGTGGTGGTAGTGGTGGTAAGGGAGAATACACCATAAGTTACTCTGGTGATGGACGATCCTTTGGAAAGAGAATGGTGTCACAAACAAAATTTGAGTTTGATGACGATGTGAATAATGGATTTGATCTTAACTCCTCTTTTGAGATTTTGTCTACTTCATCTGGCATTAAGGCCAAGTTCAGTAACGATGGATCAAAGTTAATTGTTAGTGGAAAAGAAAAGGGAACAGTAACACTTAAGTTCGCTTATGATGACAATCCAAAAACCAAAGGAACTGCCGTAAAAGAAATCAAGGTTGGTGGTAAAACTTGGAAAGCATCAGGAGAGAAAGGATCAAAAACTCTTACGATTGATGTTAAAACCGGTGGCGGTGGTAAAGCTAATCCGATAAGAGTATCATCGAACGGAAAGAAAATTACTATTGATGATAATCCTGCAAATGGATTTGATGTCAACACTACTTTTGAGATTGTTTCTGGAAAGGCTAAGTTCTCTCAAGATGGTCAGAGTATCGAGGGTGATGGTAAAGTTGACATCAAGTTGTCATGGGATGATGATCCTGGTAATTCTGGTGTGGCAGTAGAGAAGATCAAGATTAGAGGTGTGACTTGGACCCAATCTGGTGAGAGAGGTAAGCAAAAACAAAGTGTAGAACTTAAGGGAGGATCTCCAGCATCGGGATTATCTGGTGGAACAAAAGGTGGCGTAACTTATGCTGGACCAACCGAACTTGCAAGTTATAGAAAGGGATTTATCTCACCTCTGTTCCAAGAAATAAACGAACCAACAGAAGAGATCCAAGGTAAGACTTGGGTTATGCGTTGGGAGAACGTGGATTTCCCTGTTGATGGGAGATATAAAATTAGAACAGAATGTGATGACGTTGCCCGTATTTTTATTGATGGAGTAAGAGTGCAGACAGCTAGACTTGGTGTCCGTAATATAAAGGCAGATCCAGTTCGCTATGAAACATTTAATGCTACAAAAGGAAAGAAGACAGTTGAAATACGACTTCGCAATATTCGTATTCCAAACACAAGTTTCCAAGAAAATCCAACAGTTGTTAAAATGGATATAACAACGGACGTTAGTGTATCTACCGGGAGAAGCAGACCTTGGACAACTAATCCGATTGGAATTTCTGCTATACTAATCCCACCACCTTGCCCACTGAAAATTATTGGTAAGGGTAGGATTTGCCAAGTTGTTGTTGATGATCCTGGAAATGGATATCCGAAACCACCAGACGGTGGAACAGGACCTTCAGAATATCCA